TTTTCGAAAAGTGTTTTTTTGCGCTCTTTAAATAGTTCGTTTTCCGCTTCGTCGGTGTCGTAATCTAATTCGTATTCGTCTACTAATAACCATTCGGGGTTAGGGTCTTCGCCAAGTTCAATTAGTGCCGTAGCTACTTCGTTGTCTAAATTACTTTGGGCTTTTAGTTCTGTAGTGTCCGCTCCCGTTTCTTCGGCTACTTGTTCTTCGGTTTGTGCGTTTTCAAGGTCGGTAAATTCTAAAGGTTTAAGCGTCTTGAAGAATAGTTTTAAACTGATTCCGTTATACGCTAAAATGCGGTCAAAGGCTTCTAATATTTCTTCTTGAAATGGTCTAATAACCATATTATTAAAAAGAATAAAAGAGTTCTGCAATTCGTCTGCATTCGAACTAAACCCGTTAGAACTTGCAATACCAAAAAGCAAAGGCGAAGTAACGTTGTGTCCTAACATTATTTTTCTTAAGCATTCCTCGGAAAGGTAAGTATAATGGTCGGGCGCGTCGTTTAATGGTACGTCGTCTATTGTGGTTTTGGATTCCGAATTTTGATTAAAAGCTACTATTACTTTTTCTCCCTTCGAACCCGTTAACTTACCCATAACCTTTTGGGCTATTAGGTCTTGTTGTTCTTCGCTCGGGACTCCGTTGTTAAAGTTGATTACTTTCGTTCCGCTGAAGCCGTGTTGAACTTCATTAATAAGGTAGTCGGAAACTTCTTCTTCTAAAACTGCGTAAGGTATCGCGCCTTGGTAGTCGGGATAAGCATAGTATTTCATCCCTACGCCGTAAGGCTTAACAAACATTATTTCTACTTTCTCCTTTGAGAATCCAAAGGCGGGTAGCCTTTTAGGTTCGTATTTTCGTGTGTCTTCCCAATTATCCGAGTAATAATAACCCGTAATTTCTCCTTTTTCGTTGCATTTTTCTGCGCGTAATAGGTTCACGGGTATATGATAAGCCTTTAGAATCTTATCGTGCTTGTCGTTATAATGTACTTGTATTGCAAATTGACCAAATAACTTCCTATCGAATACCATTTTTCTAACGCAATCGGTAGAAAACAAAGTCATCATTTGCGCGTATTCGTTGGGCTTTCTTGAAGCGTCCAAGGCGCTTAAACCTTTTCCGTAAATAAGTCGCGCTACGTTGTTTATAATGGCGCTATTCGTGGTCGACTTGGTGTACCTTTCTATCAAGTAACCGAAGTAATTATTATCTTCGCCGAATTCTACCCAATTATCGCGCTTCGATTCTTGAATCGTTGGCTGTTGGTATTCTGCTAAATTTAAAACGTGTATATTATTCATACATTATAAAGTCGTTAATGGTTTGATTAGAAACGTAGCCCCCGTTATTTACTGAGAAAGTGTTAATAGGTTGGTTAGTACAAAAAATACGTTCCTTTAAAACTATGTTTGAACCCCCGTCTTTTAGTACCATCCAATAAAAATGGTTTTCTTCAGTTGGAAGTACGCCGCTAAAAGTATGTACATAATCGCCACCCGTGAACACACCCGTAACAACTACCATAACATTTGTATTTTCATCGGTAAGTTCTAAAGTTACGGGCGTTCCGTACCTCGGTATAAAGTCGAACGTTTGGCTTACATTTGTTTCTTGAACTACTATCATATTATAATAACTCTTTATTCGTTTTTTTGTGCAATAAAAAAGGGGGCTATTAACCCCCAATTTACGCTATGAACAAAAGTTCTTATGAATTAACTACCGTAGGGTTATTTAACAAAGCAACCAATGCCGCTTCGTCTGAACAATCAAGGAAGTTGGCGATTACGGGCTCTTGCCCCGTAAAAGTCAATCCGTAACCATTCATATCGCCCAACGCAGTACCATTTGATATAGTACCCGCGGTAACGTCCATACCTCTTACAAGACCTGCGATAAAGTATTGATTATTGTTATTTTCAACAATAATGTTAGGTCTTCCGTAAGAAAGTAACTTAATTTCTTTGTGTGTTACTGCGTCTTGTTTTTTCAACTGAATAGACAACACTTGCTCAAAGAAAGTAGTTCCGTTTTCGCGCGAACTTGTAATAGTTTGTTCGAAAGAGTTTGTACCCTTTAATTCGAACTTGTAAATAGAAGATAAGGCGGGTAAAGAAATCCCCGTAATTAAATCTGAAAGGGCGGGTGTAGGGTCGTAAGTAATGTCCGTTTGTGGGTCATAAAGACCATAGTTCAAAATATAGATATTTCGAAGTCCACCAACCGCGTCTTTACATTGCTCTTCCCGTCCGTGGCTAATATCGCAGCTCATAATTTTTAGTTTTAAAAAGTTTAAAAAAAAGGGTGGCAGTTTATCCACCACCCCGTTATATTTTAGTTATTGATTATCCGTAAACTACGATGTCCTCGATAACTCCGTATTGCGCACCCGCTGCCATTCGCATAACGATTCGTACGTTATCGTCTCCCAATGTAGCGCTTGTATCGATTACTCTTACTTCTTGAGTGTCGCTTAAAAGTGAACAACCAAAGTAAAGGTTAGATACAGTTGTAGCCATCATAGAATCGGCAGGAAGTCCGTTTGCCATAAAAATAGGCAGTCCGTTAAAACTAAGGCTTCCGTTCGCATACCACTGAGTACCCAAGTTGTTAGTACCCGCGTTAGCTTCAGAACCCGTAAGTAATCCGAAACCACCAAGAGCGGCAACGTATGCTTTAGCAACGTTTTGAGAAACATAGATTTTAAGGTCGGGCTTTCCGTAAAGAGTAGACGGGATAGCATCGTAAACGGCTTGCATTTCACCGATAACGTTAGCGGCAGTAATAGCAACCGAAGGCACTAATTGAGCGGGTGGTAAGTTAGGGTCAACCAATGCAGTTGAATAAAGCCCGTCGAATTGTCCTGAAGTTGCGTTAGAACCTTGCCAAATAGAAATTTCATTTGCAGCGGCTACTTTTTCAGCGGCGTAAGCTATAAGATAATCAGCAAAAGATTTAGGCAAAGTATCGAAAGAAGAATAACCCATTTCGATAGACTGCCACGTTCTGTGGAATTCAGACTTACAAAGAGTCATATTTACTTGAAGGTCTTTAACTTCAAGAACTCGCTCGGTAAGGTCTACCGTACCCACGGGGGTAAAGTCGCACGTGGCATCTTTCAAGAAATCGGTAGTCTCCAAACGTTGGATAACCGCTTTAAATTTGACGTTAGGCATAACGGTAACCCCGCCGCCTTCGATAGTTGGTGCAGAAAGTAGGGCTGCGGAAACATATTTCCCTGCCCATTGACCTGCGTAAGTTGTAGTAATTGTTGGATTTGGCATTTTATTAAATTTTAATTATTTATACATTTTGTTTAATACGGAATCAATAATTCCTTTTGGCGCTTTAGAACCTATCTTAACGTGGGTTACTGCGCTTTCATTTTCGGGGTTAAAAGAAATAGGCGCGGGAATTTCTGAAAGTTCGGTAGCTTCTGTTGCTACTTCGTCAACTTTAGAAAGTTTCGCCAATTCAGCTTTTAACATTTCGTTTTCATTTGTTAGTCTTTCGATTTCGCTAAAGAAAGTTTCTTTAACAATAGACTCGATAGTTTTTTTAGGCGTTGCTACGGCTTCGGACATTTCTTCTTCTACGGGCTTTTCCTCGGTAGTTTCTTCTTCTTTAACTTCTTCTTCTACTTCTTCTTCTTTTTCTTTTACTTCAGAAATAATACCTTCTTCTACAATAACAAGAATTCTTCCGTCTTCTAATTCGTATTCACCAACGGGAACGGCTATCTTTTGTTCGTCTTCAGTTACGACGAAAACTTCTTTACCCGCTTCGAAAGTTTCCGCTTCGATTTTGGTAACCCCGTCACCCATTAACATTTGCTCTAACTTAATTTCGTTAGAAAGCATAGCTTTGATTTTTTCAAGTAGTGTACTATTTTTCATTTGTGTTTATTTATTTATTAAAAGTCGCTAGTTAAATCTAAATACTGAAGTTCATATTTTTCTATTGATTTTCTTAATTCCAATAGGTCGCTTTCTTCAGCAATAGCATTTTTTATATTTGCTGTAACGTTTGCAGGAATTTCAATACCTAAATCTTTAGTTTGCTTTAAGATTATTTCGTAATCTTTTTTAGCTTGTTCGATTTTTTTTCTTGTTGAATCAATTAACGGAAAAGTAGTATTAACTAAAGCGCTTACGGATTTTCTTCCCGTTTGTGCTATATTTCTTCCCGCGCCTTTTATTTCTTCCAAAAGTTTATTTAAGTTATCGATTGAACCTAACTCGACTTCGTGTTTTCCTAACTCAACTTTTTTAGCTTGGATTTCGTAAGCCTTGTTGATTTTGTCTAAAATTGTTTTCATATCTATATAATTAAAGGTTAAAAGTTTTGTTGCATTTTGTTACGGCTTCGGATACCAAAGCGGGGGTGGTGGAACGGGGTTCGGTGGCGTTACGTCGCTTCCGATTCCTTGGTTAGGAAGTTCACCCGTACAACATTTTTTACGGTACTTTCCGTCTTTACACAGACAACCTCTTTTGCCCCCTATTGGGCTGCTTCTCTTACCTTCTATCATATTTTTTTTAGTTAGTGTTAAACTTACACTTTGCCCTTCTACAACCCTTATAAAATAAGGATTTTTTATTATCTTTATATTTTAATATAGTAACCCCACTTAATACCCAAAGTCTCTTAAATCGCCTAAAAATAGCCTTAAAACGCATTTTAGTTTTTTGCAGTTTTACCCTTGTCCCTTGTATATTTTTAAGTAATTCTTGCTACTTTTTAACTTACTCGCTTTACTTTTTGCGTGTACATTTGGACGTTTTACTTTTGGTTTTGCAACGTGAACTTTTACGTTAGTTTGCTTTGCCACTTTTATTAATTTGTATTTTTGTGTTTATTTTAACATATTTCCCGTTAACGCGTCGGGAATACCAATTTGTTTTAATTGCCATTTTGCTTTTGCTAAACTATCGTTTAAAGTCGTTATGTGCTTGTCTACATTTTTTAATCTATTATCTGCGTTTATACTCCACGAAAATACTTCGTGCGTAAATTCATCACCTATACCAAGTTCGTTTAACATTTTACTTATTTTGTCTATGTCTTGTTCAAGTGGTTTATATTTATTTACAATAGATTTAATATTATTACTTTCATTAATAATACTATCTATTTTTTGTAATTCAACTACTAATCTATTTCCAAGTTCTTCGCCAAGTGTTTTATATTTTTTTAATAAATTATCAATAGCGCTTAACTCGATTTCGTGTTTACCTAAGTTCGTTTCGTGGATTTCTTCGATTTTTCCTAACTTGTTTAGGATAGTGTTTAAGTTGCTCATTTTATTTATTTTTGATTTGTTCTAATTTACGTTGCGCCCATTCTATACCTTCATCGCCACCCCAAGCTAACCACATTAAACGCCCACACCCGTCTCCTAATTCCTTAGTTGAGTTTTGGCGGTGGCGTTCAAAACTTGCCATTCTTGAAATAGTTTCTTCGCTTATTGGTTCGGCGTTGGCTAATTGGTTTGCACGTTGTTTACCTACGTCAGTTCCGCATTCTCCCCAACCGTTTTCTTCTGCGTACCTAATTGCTATCTTTGCGTTTTCTATTGCGCCTTTTGGGTAGTCCGTGTAAGATTCTAATTCGATACCTAACAACCTTTTTAACTCGTTTACAACTTCGGTTGCTTCGTCTTCTTCCGAACTCATTTCGAATTTATCCGCGAAGTAACCCTCTATCGAAAAACCTTTTACTTTGCCTTCTTTGACATCGTTCCAAACTTCGTCGTTGTTTACCTTCATAGAAATCATCCAAGTTCCTTTAGGTAAGTCGAATCCGTATAGTTTAGATTTGTCTTTTTGTTCGTCTTCGATTATCCAACTTTCTACAACACTTAAACCGGTTAGTTTTTTTTCGTGTTCGTAGGTAGCGTTGTTTTGGTTTGAGCGCATCAAGAATAATTCACTTGCTTTTCTAATTGTGTCGGGTGAAAAGTAAATATAGTATTCTTCGCCTTTTGCATTTTTGCGGTAAATCTGTTTGTTTGGAATTAAAGCTGCACCCATTAAAATCTTTTTCTCGGTGTCAACTTCTTTTAGTTCTACTTCGTGTTTGTTTAGGGCTATAAAGTTTTCTTCGATAGCGGGGCTATGTACAACGCTAACCGCATCTATTCCGCTTTGTTCGTCTTTATCGTCTATAATGAGTTCGATTATTCTCATATCTAATTAATTAAATTATTCTTAAAGTGTTGCGTTTTCTATTCTGTTTCTGTCCAAACTTTGAGCAGTCGTAACGTGTCCACTAACCACATACGCTTGGGTGGGTTGTTGTTGAAGTTGTGCTAATTGGTTTAGTCCGTTGTTTCCTATAACGTTAAACGTTGGGGCTTGTGGTGACATACCACCCAACGCCCCGCCACCGTTAGCACCACCGCCACCACCACCCGAAATAGAACCACCTTCAAACTTTTGGGCGGCAATCTTTGCAACCCCAACTAATCCACTTGCAACGGCTAACCCTGCGGCAATACCACCACGAACGGGGCTACTTGCGTCGGCAACGGGTGTAAACTGCGAAAAATATGCTGCTCGTGCGCTTAGGTAAGTATCAATTAATGCGGTCGAAATACTTGCCGCTTTTTTAATCTGAAATGCTCGTTTAGCTTGTTTTTCTCCTTTTTTACCAAACAAGTCTGTAATATCTGCAATAAGTTTTAATCCTTGTTTAGCAAAATCAGCATTTCGTTGTATAGCGGCTTGTCTTCGTGCTTTGTCTTCTTCGTCGTATTTCTTTTCTATTTCGTTTATTTCGTTTCTTTTCGCTTCGGCTATAATTGCTTCTTGTTCCGCGTTTCCTTTTGCTAACTCTTCCAACTCGAAGTATTTTTGGCGTACCAACTCAAGTTCGTAACCTTGTGCGCCTAATTGTTTTTCGGTTCGTTTTTGGAAGTTTTGTTCGTCTATTCCTTCAATCGTCGCTTGGAATTCTTGTTCTTTGGCTAACTTATTTTTATTAGCTTCGTTAATAGCGTTTAATTCGACTTCCTTATACTTGTCGTCTATTGCTTTTAAATCTTTTTGTAAGACTTCTTCGGCGGTTTTTAATATCGCGGCTTCTTCTTCTGTTAGGTTTTTAGCGTAATTAAGTTGTAATTTTTTTAATTCTTCTTCGTATTTTGTTCTACTTAAATTGCCTTCAATAAATCGTTTATCTAACGCTTCCCTTTCCGCTTTGTTTTGTTCTTTTAGGAAGTTGTCCCTAAATTCTACAAACGCATTATTACGGGCTTGTTTCTCTT